GCCGTGCATTTTTTCTATCTAAAAATATACAGTCGAAGGAACGCATCCAACGTCCAATTGCAGGCCATCTTTTCATTTCCTTTTTTGCAATGAAAGAGAAATCAAGTGGCAAATATCCTAATAATGCAGGAATATCTACATTACTCTGATGGTTTGAGATTAATATAACAGCTTCTTTTGTCCCTTTCTTTGAATGTATCCAATAAGCAGATTTTATTAGCTTTATTTTTATTTCTCTATCTAAACCACTATTATAATCATCTATATTAAAATAATAAGCTACTTCATCAAGTGTTCTATCATCTAATAGATCAAGATTGTAAATAAAAGCTAAGTTATCAATATTACTGATAATATATTTTTTAAAAATATCCTCAAATTTTTTTGAAAGAGTTCTTAAATTTTTATATTTTTTTAAATTCTCAGGGAATATATCCTGGTAATTAACTTCCATTAATTTACTCATCTTCTTCTCCTTGATATTTAATAGTCTTTTGACTTTCAATAGCTACAGTATCTTTTTCTAATTTAGTAAAAGTAGGACTTTCTATTTCAACCCTTTTTGCTCCAGCAGTAATTAAAAATTGAATTAATTTATTTGGATTTATATCTCTACCTAATTTTTCTTTTTGCCAAGCAATATATTCTTCTAATGCTAGTTCAACATTCTTTTTTACCAAATTTGGCATATTAGTTTTTTTAATCCAGTATTTAACATTAATGTTATAAGTAGATTGCTTTGGCTTTTCTATTTCAACTTTATCAGTCAAAGGTCTTACATCATCTTTTAGTTTTTCTTTAATTAAATCTAATATTTCAGAACTAGGTAATCCCCCATTTTTCATTAAAGGAATTATTTTAACTACACCAGGACTTATAACTGGGGTGTAGATGTAGGAATCAGTAATATCTTGATGTGAGGTTAAAACATAATATAAATAAGCTCCATGTGGACCTGCAACAGAAAATGCTTTTGGCTTTAATCTTATTCTTTCTCTGTAACGATCATCATTTTCTCTATCTGCTCCACCACTTGTTTTTGTTATATTAGATACTGAAAGTAAATAAGGAATATCATCTACAATAGTATTAATTTCTCCTATTTCAATATCATTTCCTATTAAACCTGTTGAGAGACATTTTACCTTACCTATTGCAGTTCTTTTACCTATTTCTAATGTTACTGTTTCGATACTCTCGAAATATAAATTTCCTTTTGCAATTTTATGCCCTTTTTCAATAACTTTTTTTTCATCAAAAATTTTAGAAAATATGTATTCAACAGTACATTCAGCTTCTTTTTCTATTATTCTATTAACATCTACCAGAGCCCCTAATGCATCAAGATATTTCCCTTCAGAATATTGTAATAAATTCATTCTTCCTATAAAATTCATATGATTTTTTGATAGTGATAATATATATGTTACCCAATCAATAAAATCTTCAATAGCATCTCCTGTTTGAATTTTAACTTGCATTATTTCTTCATATCCATTTTTTATTTGTTTTTTTATTTCATTAACATCTAGTTCAATGAAAGAAAAATCGTTATTCATCTTTCACCTCTCCTATAATCTTTATTTTCATTTTTGCAATATTTTGCATTTCAATAATTTCAATATTTTTTACTTCAAATCTTTTTTCTTCTTTTTCTATTTCTTCCATACAATTAGCAATTATTTCAGCCTTTATAAGTTCAAAAGGTTTGTCTACATTATTAATATCCATTCCTTTTTCTCTAGCTAAAACCACATTTCCTTTTATTCTTGACACAATATTTTCAATATTTTGTACAATTTCTGTAGCTTTATTTTTTTTAAAAATATAGTTTTTTTCTTCTCCAAAATTTAAAAGAATTTCCATTAGTTATACTCCTTTAAACTTACCTTTATATCCATTTTAGTTACTTTACCTATTGCATTAAATGCTTTATGTTCTTCATTAAGACTAGTAATAACATAGTTACCTATCTTTTCTCCTCCAATTATAAGCCTTAATACTTTGCCTTCTTCCATATATTTTTCCAATTTTTCTTTTTCTTTTGGAATATCAACTTTAAAAAAACGATTAAGGTGAATTGACAGTTCAATTTGTTTTAAATCTATACCATCAAATTGTAATTTAGGTTTTTCTCCAATAATTTTATGTTCAATCCATCGTGCTGAAGAAGAACGAGAAAATGAATTAAAGGTTTTTGTATATAAAGAACTTGCCATAAATATGAAATTACCTAAACTTCCAATAATCATTATTGAGGACCTCCTGTAATATCTCCACCAGCTTTTACTCCTGAATGTGTATGTTCAGATAGTTTTATACCTTTTGCACTTACTTCTTCAGAAGCATTTACACTTCCTTTTACATCAATTATTCCAGTTACATCTATATCTCCTATAATCTCTGTTTTTGGACAAGTAATCTTTATATTTTGTGCAACAATCTCTATTTTATTGTTACAATTTATATATAATTTAGAAGAATTTTCATCATAAGAGATAATTGTTCCATCACTAAAAACTGTTATTTCTATACCTTCTTTGGCTGAAGCTGGAATAGGATTAGCCTCACTGTATCCTGAACCTAAATAAAATCCAGAAAAAGAATTTTCAGGAAAAATACATATCCCACTTTCACCAATTTTAGGCATTGAGTAACTTTTTGTTTTTTCAGTTCTACCTTGTAAAACTGGAATTTCTGCAGAGGGTATATTTAAATCCTCAAATGTTACTTTAATTGTTCCTTTATCTGGAAATATACTTGTTACAGTACCATACCTTATCATTCCTCTACCTCCATTTCCATAATTTTATGCATGTCTGCTGTAATCTCATATGAAAATAAGTTAATATTTAAATTATCAATTATATATTTGCCAGAAAAATTTGCAAAATCACTTAAAATAACAGTATCTCCAACAGATAATAATTTTTCTGTTCCCATAAAAGTAACACTGGCTTTTACTTCTTTTTTGTTTTTTCCTCTTAATGCTTTTTTAGCAATTTCTAGTAGCTGTTTATTAATTTCTTCTTTATTTTTACCAGTTATTTGCTTATCTTCATTAATAAACAAATCTCTTTTATTTTTTTTCTTATAAGAATTTCTATTTTTAAGAAAGAACTTTCTTTCAATTTTCTTTTTTTTCTTGTAATCATAGTAGCAGATTGTACAACTTGAATAAGAGTCTGTATCATCAGTAGAAAAACTATAGCTAGCAATATTACTCTTATTAAAAGTCATTTTAGGTTCTCTTTTTTCATACTTCTCTTCTTCAAAAATAACTATTTTGTTATTAAACAATTTTAGATTTGCTCCAGCTTCTTCACACAAAGATTTTAAAAAATCAAAATCAGATTGTAGTTTTTGCTCAATTCTTTGATATTTTCTATTAAAAGAAATATCAGAAATTAATTCAATTTTTCTATTTTTTGCTATCTCAGTTATTATGGTTTTAAAATCTACATTTTCCCACACATGATTTTCTTTTTTATCAACTATATCAGAATTTAAATCATAAGATATCCCTCTGATATTCACAATATCAGGAGGACCACTAAAATTTATACTATCTATGTAGAATTCTCCCATATCATGAACTACAATATTTCCATCAATTTCCCAATTTTCTAAAATTAAAATAGTTTTTAAGATATCTCCCTTTTGTGGAAACCAGCTATCTAACCAGTACATTTCTTTATTCTCTAAGGTCAGTTCTAAAGAATCTAATTCATTTATTGAATCGCTTTGAGAACAACTTAAAAGCTGATTATGAATATTTTGTGTAATATTTTTCCCCTCATAGAATATTTCTATTCTGTTTTTTCTGGGGTTTTTTACATTTTTATTTTTAAGTTCTTCAATATTCATTATCTCCTCCAAGGTGGTATATCTTCATCTGTTAATTTAATATTTTTATATTTTAAGGTTATTCCTGCTGGAAATATTGCATAATCAGAATAATCTTTATTCCAGAAAAAAAGATAATCAATAGCCTTAGAATTGGAAAATAAAATATATGAAATTGAGTCCCATGTATCTCCATTTTTTGTGATGTATTCTTTATAGTTATCTTCCACGACCTCTCCTTTTTTCTTCATTTTCATATTTTTTCATCATATTTTTAAATTCATTAAAAGCATCTACTTGATTTTTCTTTATAACTTCATCAACACCTTTACTATCATTAGCATTAATAACTGGTGCATAGGTAAAAGTAAATGAACTAGAATTGTCAGTTTTTTCATAAGCTCCTATTAATCTTCCAGTTTTTTCCCAAAGATTAAAACTTCTTTCACTGCTATCATGAGGAATTATAGATTCAGATGATGCCCCTTCTCCAATCCAAGCAAGAGTTGGAGAATTTACAATTCCACCTTTTGCATATCCTGGTATATTTCTACCACCATAAGAATAAGGGGTTATATTAGATTGTGTTGAATATCCTCTTCTTCCTGGTGGAGCTGTTCTTTCATTAGAACCAAAAGATAATATTTTTTTCCCCCAGCCAACAACAGTATCAAATCCATTTTTAATTTTTTCAAATATTCCTACAAAAAAATCTGCCACTTTTCCACCAATATCTTTGATATTATTCCACTTTTCTTCCATCCAATTAAATACATTACCAAGTATGTTTTTTATTGAAGCTTTAAAATTATCCCATTTTAGAACTAGGTTAGTTATCATATTTGCCACTTTTTCTTTTAATTCAGCTGCTTTTGCTTTTATCTTATCCCAGTTTCTATATATTTCCATTCCACCTTTTACAATCCAACCTATAGGACCCATTAAATACCAGAATTTATCAATAAGTCCAACTACCATATTTTTTAATTCAATAGCCTTTTGTTTTACAGTATCCCAGTTTTTATATAATAAATAACCAGCAGCTACTAATGCAATAATTCCAGCTATTACCCAAGTTATAGGACTTGCTAACATAGTTGCTCCAAATTTAACAAATGCTTTTGAGAGTGTCCCAACTCCTTTAATTAGTCTTTTTCCAAAATTAAATAATTTTGCCCCTGATTTTAGTATATTTGTACCTACTTGATGTTTTGTCATAAAACCAGCTATTTTAAGATAGTTTGAATATATTTTTAAAGTTCCAGCTACTCCTTTGAAAGCTATACCTAATCCACCTAAAACTACAACTCCTTTTAAAAGAGAATCCATAATTTTCTTAAATAATTCAGGATGCTTTTCCTGATAGGCAGATATTTTACTTAAAAAATTGGAAAACCATTCTAATGCACTATTAACAGAAGGAAGAACAGTTGTTCCCAACTGAGAAAGAATTATTGATAATTTACCATTTGCTATTGCTAATTGATTGGCAGTTGTAGCCCTTTTTATATCTGCTTCCTTATCAACACTTCCTTTAGCTTCATCTCCATTAACTTTAGCTAAATTTTCATTAACTCTATCTAAATTAGCTGCAATAGCAGCAGCTCCTCTTTTTCCTTCTTCTCCAAAAAGCAATGTCATTATTGCTCCTTGTTCATCTTTAGATTTGCTATTAATTTTTGTAAAAAGCAAATTTAATGCTTTTTGAGCATCTTCCTGAGCTAATTTCGATAATTCAACAGGATCTATTCCTAAAGATTTATATATCTTTGCTTGGTTTTTTGTTACAGCATTTCCTTTTGTCATAGCACTAAAAACTTTTTTTGCACCAGTTGCTGCTACATCTGCATCCATACCTTGTTCAATTAATGAAGCACCTATTGCAGCTACTTTATCTGCTGAAAATCCTGCTAATTTTCCTATATTTCCAGTTCTATTCACAAAATCTGTAATTTTAGCAGCACTAGCTCCTGTTGTATTTCCTAAATAATTCATTTTATCTGTTAATTCTATTAAACCCTCATATGGAAGTTTTAAAGCATTTTTCATTTCAAACATTGCTTGTGCAGCTTCTTCTCTATTCATGTCAAAAGCCATTCCAATTTTAGAAGCTAATTCAATATATTCAACTGCTTCTTCTTGATTTAACCCTGACTGCCCAGCACTAGCTGCAGCTCCATACAATTCATTAAGTGAAATTGCAATTTTTTTCTCTGTAATAATTTTATGTAAATCTTTTTTAAATTTCTCTTCTTCCTCTTTTGAGTTAAAATCAAATTGTTTTTTTACATCTGAAAAATTACTTTCAGCATTTATAGCTTCTTGAACTGGTTTATATAAAGTTCCAGCTACTGCACCAGCACCAGCTAGCATTTTATTACCAGCACTAGAAAATTTATTTGCTATATTATTCACACTTGAAGCTTTTGTAAACTTTTTAGTGGCATTTTCAGCGGCTTTAATAGATTTTTCTAATTTATCATATGCTTTTGCTGTGTCATTAAGATCAATTTTTTTTTCTTTCAAAATATTTCTAGTTGTACTTAAATTTTTAGCTTCTTTTATATAAGATTGATTTAGAGAGTTTAGTTTTTTCTCTAAATCTTTTAAAGCTTTAGTTTTTTCTTCAACTATTTTTTTACTTTCTCTAATTTCTTTTCTTTGTTTGCTTGTTTTTCCAGTGTTTTCTTCAATAGCTTTTTTTTCATTTTCTATTTCTTTTTTTAGATTTTTTATAGCTTTTTCAGTTTCTTTTATAGTTACAATTTTTTCCTTTAAAGCTTTATTATCTTTATTGTATTTTGCAATTAAAGATTGAGTATCTTTTAAATTTATAATTTCTTGATTTAATTTCCCAATAGTATTACTTAATTGAGATATTCCCTTATTTGCCATTCCAAAAGATTTAGAAAAAGTAGCACTAACCAAAGCACCTATCCCAAATGAAATTCCAATTGATTTCATATTTCCTCCAAATAAAAAAACCACTTACCAGATTACGATAAGTGGTTTTTATTTTTTTATTTATATTGTAATATGCTAGAAAATGGCAAAGAATAGAACTATCAAGATAATTAAACATAATATAATTTGTAAAGAATTTAATATCATATCTCCCATGACATTAAAACATTCAGCAAAATCATTCAAAAAATCTTTCCCATCATTTTTTGAAATTATTCTTTCTTCTTCTATTTGCATATTATTTTCTTCTAACATTGCTTGATGAAGAAGAGTATTATCTATTTGATGTCTTTGCATATTACTCACCTCTTAAATGGATTTTACAACAAATCTATTTAAAAAGCAACCACTTATTTAAAATTTTGATTGTTTTTCAAGAATTTCTCCCATATCACTTGCCCAATCAAAAAATTCTTGAAAATTCATATTAATAAAATAATCTATACTTGTTCTACTCTCTTTGCTCATGATTAAGATTGATTTTCTAATATCTTTGAAACTAAGTTTTCCAATCCCAATCCATTGAACAAACCCTTTACTTCATTTGTTATCTCCAAATATTCTCTTCCAGTTAATTTTTCAACTAAGTCATCATAAGAACAATTAATCATTTTAGCAGCAACAAAACCTAAATAACCTCTTGAATTTTCCATATCTCCTTGTGGAAAAACTCCACCTGTCAACAAGAATTCTCTTTCAGCATCTAATATAGACTTTGGTGTAAAATTTTCTTTTGAGATATTAATTTCATCTATTTCAACTTCTACTCCATCTCTCTTACATTTAATCTTATTTTTTATTTTCATACTTTCCTCCCTAAATACCCATTGCATCTCTTACTTCTTCTAGTAAATCTTCGCCATTAATGTTGAATATCATGTTTATTTTATCTATTTCTAAAACTGTTTCTCCATCCATTTCTACTTTTAAATAAAGACAACTATATTTTTGATTTGAACCAGAAGGTTTTCCAACTTCTAATTTCCCTAATCCTATATTTTTAGGAACAACTCTAGTAGAAATCTTTAATTTTCCTGTTTGAATTTTTCCACCAACAACATCAGTTGATTGAGTAGCAGCTCTAAATTCCAAAGCATAAACTTTTTGAGTAAAATTATGAAAATTTTTATTTATTAAAGTTCTAAAATTAAGTCCAATTTCCATGCTTTGAAAATGTCCTAATGTTGGAGAATCTATTTCTCCAGCAATCCCAGCTCCTGAAATTGTTTCAGACATAAATTGAATATCAGGTAATTCTGCATCTACCAATGCAGTAGGTGACATTTCCCCATCTATAAAACATTTATAATTTACTATTTTTTCTGGAATAACTCCCATTGTTTTTGCCATTTTTACCTCCTAAAATAACTTGTCATAATAATTTACATCTATTTCTAAATCATAGATTATTTCTTCAGCTGGTAGTACTGGTGTAAAGTATACTTTAAATTTTATTTTTCCATCCACCAGACTTGTTTTTGGATTATCTTCTTTTCTAAACTCTACTCTTGCTCCAATACTCATTCCTGCTGCAACAAGTCCATTTAACCAAATATTGATACTGTCTGTAACAGTTTCAATTAAAACTTTATTTGTAGGATCATCTACTTTTTGCCAATAAGTTAATACTAAAGAGTTAATTAACCAGTTAAACATTAACCTACTTGCAATAAAAGAGTCTTTTGGATCTGTATTTGCTGGGAAACAAGATGTTCTATTTCCCCAAAAACGCCAACCACCTATCCAGTTTATAATAGTTGATATTCCTTGACTGTTCAGATAATTTGCTTCATCTAATCCTAGCCATACAGGAGTACCATCTGCTAGTACAGCTCCATCTCCTTTAATATTCTTATTACTTGGAGATTTATAAGGAACATCTTCTGATTCTTTGGCTAAAATTTGAATTATTGCAGCCTTTTGAGTTGAAATATGATATTGAGTTTCTCCTAAGGATATTTTAGGATAACTAACATCTAAAAAAGTTGAAGAAATATTGTTTTTATTTTTAATTTGCACAGTATCCCCATATTTTTTTACTGTATTAGTATCCAAGTCAACTAATCCAAATGCTTGAAAATGTCCATTTATACTTCTAGCTTTTGCTTCAATCACAGCACTTACAGTTGAATCAGTAGAAAATTTCGGAGCTAGAATTAAAGTAGGGACTTTTCTATACTTTGGGAAAACTTCTGATATTAATTCTAAACCTTTTTTCTTTCCAGTTGTTCCATCTATTCCACCTATTATGTCTGTATTTTTGACTGTTGAAGGGTCTATCATACTATAACTAACTTGGATATCTGTTGTTCTTGTTTCACTAGGTATTATTACTAATTGCCCCTTATCATTAAAATTCTTTATATATTCAAAAGTTTCTGTTATAGTTAAAGTTTCAGGAATTATTCCAATATCTTCTAATAAATATTTACCATTAATAAATTTTATTGTTTTATTTTGTACCTCTTTTTTATGTTTTTCAGGGTCAAGTACATTTATTAAAATGATTGGACCTATATTAAATTTTGAGAAATGTGTATCTATTGCCTCACATAAAGTATAGTTATTAAAATCATTTAGAAAACCAAAATTTTCAACTGCTTCTGCATAAGAACTACATAAAATTGGTTCATTAACATTTTTTGTTTTACATAAATTAATTGGAGCTGTTCCAACATACACTGGAGTTATTCCATCACTTACAGCAGCTATTAATTTTGTAGGACTTTCTTTCCCTGTTACACCATGTCTAAATCCCATTTATTTTCCTCCGCTTTCCAACAGCTGATACTTGATACTTAAATTATATCATAGCTTATTTCGAGAATATATAAACCACTAAACCAGAGAAAAGCATCTCAAGGAGTTGCTTTTCTTATAACTATTTAATCTACTGCATTAAAGAATTCTTCTGTCATCAGTTCAGCCATCGGATATTCGCCAGGATTAATAACAACATCATAAGCCTTTACCAATTCATCAAGCGTTACAACTAATCCTTTATACTCTTCACCAAAGTGTTTACGGAGTCTCTTCCAATCAGTATACACTTGAACTGCCTTCTCTTTTGTTTTCCCTTGTTGTATCGCTAAATTAAAAGGAATATTAGGTTCTATTTCAGTTTGCGGGTTATCTTCAAGAAGTTGGTCATACCCATGAAGTCGCATTGGCGCAATGAATTTTGCGGTTTTTAGAGCTTCATAAAACTGATATAAATAGACATTTGTCGTATATATTAATAGCATTTCTGATAATCAGATTTTCCCCTTTTAAAAACAATACTGTATTTAAGAATTATGAAATGGCTTCAGACTGGTCAGTGTATTCAAAATTTTATGATTCAAGAAAATATTTGATACCTGTTGAGCCTTATTTTATATCAGAAAA